GGATCTGTTCCTTCTTCTCTGTGTATTTCATAAGAAGAGATAGGTGATACATTTGTTACCCCAATCTTTTCAACAATGTCTAACTTAAGATAGAAATCTCCATATTTTGCCATGTTTCTAATCCAAGGCCACAAATTAAATTCGACGTTTAATACGTCATAGTATAAGTTGTGAAGTATTTCTTTTATTTCCTGTTTTCCGCTATTTATCTGTAATATATCACCAAATTCATTTCTTAGCGTTGATTCGTCAGAATATATATCTAATGCAGATGAAATTATAGAATCAGTATCCATTGCCTCATAATCCGTAAACAACTCATTTCTCATTTGAGCAAATGCTTGGGCTGGGTTGTAAACTGAATTCGTCAAAGATGAATTATGAAGCCTGTTATATCTATCTATAAGTGTAT